GGAGACGGCGGAGGAGGAGGCGGAAGGCCCCGTCCGGGAGAGCGACTCCTCCGGCGGGCCCCGTCACCGGGCCATCCGCGTCCGCGCGCGGCTCCTCGAGGAGCTCCGGCGCGGCCGCGCGCACCTCCGCTGCGATCGATCGCGCCAGCGCGCGGTCCAGCTCGAGGAGGGCCGCGGTGAGAGTTGCCATCGCTCCCGACGGCGGGACAGCACGCACGCCCGACGGGCGCGCCGCGCGAGGCCGACGGCCGGGCACCCGCGCCAGCGGGAGGCGCGGCGCGTCCGCGCGTGCGACTGCGGCCGCAATCACTCTCGCTCCGCCGCGCGGTCCAGCTCCGAGACCTTTCGCTCCGCCCACGCGCGCCCCGCGTCCCCGCCCCACCCGTGCCACGCCTGCCACCCTGGCCCGCGGTCGCCCCACGTCGCGCCCTCTTTGTCCCGCGCGTGGCGGTCGAAATAGGCCTTCATCCTCCTGACAGTCTCCGGCGAGAGGACGCGCCCATTGAGGAGGTCGCGGGCCCGCGCGAGGCCGACGGAGGTCATGCCGCGCCGCGACGGCGGAGCCTCCGCGCGGGCCTCGAGGGCGCGGCGCGCGGCATCGGCCATTTCCTCCGTCGGCGTGAGGTCCACGTCCTCGAGGGCGTCGCTCCGCCATTCGCCGTCGGCCGTGGCCGCGTCGGGCTCCGCGTCGGCCGTGGCGTCGGGCTCCTCGCGGGCCTCGAGGTCGACGGTGGTCTCGGCGCTCCACCCCTCCGGGCGGAAGCGGGATCGCGCCACCTCCTCCGGCGTGAGCACGCCCGCTTGAACGTAGGCAACGTCCGTGTCCGCAACTGCCTTGCGGAGCGAGGCCTCCTCCGCGGGTGTGCTCGTGCGGAGCGGCGGCAACACGACGCTCCACCCCTCCGGCTCCGCGCCCGCCGTGGGCCCCTCGCGCGAGAGGAGCACGAGACGGGCGACCCGCTCGAGCGCCGGGAGGAGGACGGTGCGGCGTTCCGCGTCCACCACGTCATCCCACCCGCGAGTGTCCGCATCGCCGGTCGCGTTGAGGCCCGCTGGAGACCTCCCGAGGAGCACCGCGACCGGCATCCCGGCCGCGCCCGCGACGCGGAGAGAGTAGCGGTCGAGGAGCTCCGGGAAGCCCGACAGAGCTCCCACCTCCGTGCGTTCGAAGGACTCGCCGTCCGCGTCCAGGAGGATGGACCTTGCGACGCTCCGAGAGAGGTCCATCGCCTCGAGCCGCGCGCGGAGGAGGCCCTGCGGGTCCGATCCCAAGAGGGCCATCAAGTCCCTCATCTTGAAGACGGACACGGAGCTCTGCGAGAGGAGCTCCGTCACCGACGCGTGCGCCCCATTCCACTCCTGGAGCACATCGAAAAGGTTTTGCAGGACGGATTCGCCCCACCCGTCGAGTTGCGCGCGGCGCGTCCGCGTGGTGGTGAGCCCCTCGAACCGCACGACGCGCGTCCAGTGCACGAGGGAGTTGTCCGAGCCTCCTCCGCTGGACGTGCGCTGGAGCCGATAGACAATCGGCTCACCGAAACGCGCGCTCGTGGGGCTCGTGTCCCACGCGTGCGGCACGAGCTCGAGCGCCGTGACGCTCGCGATCCACCGCACCGCGCGCAGCGCGGTCACGTCCAGCTCCTCCTCCGGCCGACGCCCGTCGTCGCATCCGAGGAGGAGGGCCCCGCCGCCATGAACGCGCGACCACGTCCAGGCCTCGCGCGCGCGCCGCGCGAGGAGGAGGTCGTCCAGTGCTCCCTGAAGTGCCGTCTCCGCGGTCTCGTCTCCCACGCGGACGCGAAAGCCCGGGCGCATCCCGGCCGCAGGGAGAGCGTCCGCGATGCGTCTCGCGAAGGGATCCTCGTGGTAGAGAAACTCCAGCGCGGCGCGGCCCTGACGCTCGCTCCCCTGGAACGCGAAGCGACTGCGGTGGCGGGTCTGCCCGGCGACTGCGCCGACGCCCGTGAAGGCGTTGGCCCACCCGTCGACGCGAGACACCGCGCGGCGGAGGAGGGCCCCGAAGGTGGAGGAGGACGTGTCGGAATCGTTGCTCACGGGCGGTCTTTCTGCGGCCCGAAGGCCGCGCGGAGGCGGGAAACGAAGCTCCCCGCGCGATGATTGAGTGCTTGCGTCGCGGCGTCAACGTCATCGTCGTGTCGAGCGCGTGGGAAGCCGATTAGCGAGGCCTCGAAGCTCCCCTCCGCGGCATCGCGCGAGAGGTCGACCACGCCGCCGCGGAGCCACGGAGCGCCCCGACGGCCGTCGGGGTATTGGGCCCGCTCCGGGTGCGGGAGGAGGACGTTTCCCGACGCGAAGAGGGGAGCGACGGCGTGCGCCCGGCTTTCTTTTCCTCCCTGCGGCTCGACGGGCGTGAGCCCCGAGAGACGGCCGGTCAAGGCATCGATGATCGCCGGGCCGTTGGCCTTCGCCTCAATGAGCTTCGTGACGGCCCGCGGCCATCGCGCGCTCATGGCTTCGATTGCGGCGCACGTCTCCGTGAAGCTCATCCGGCGGGTGTCGCGATCCACAAGCCAGTGGTCGGGGCCCGCGTGACACCACACCTGAATCGAAACGAAGTCCGATCCGTCACCGCCCTTGAAAGCCGCGTCGACGGAGAGCGTCCAGGAGGCCTCGCGCGGGAGCTCCACCCAGAAGCGGCGAAGCCACTCCGCGCGAAAGATGCCTCCGCCCGCGGGCGCGGGGCGCTGTTGGAGCTGCGCCGCGGTGCCGAAGGGGCCCAGACTCGACTCGAGCCGGGCGACCACATCCTCCGGGTATCGCCCGGGCACGAGGAGCTCTCCCTCCTCCGTGCGCGGGTCGCGGGCGTAGCGCCGCGGGTGATGGCGCTCGAAGCGCATCGGCAGACACAGCACGGTCGCGCCCGCGCGCTCCATCTCCGCCGCAAGGTCGCGTTCGTGGAGCCGCTGCATCACGAGCACACGCGCCGAGCGACTCTGATCGCGGAACCGGGTTGCCATTGTCTCGTGATGCCACCGCAGCACGGCCTCCAGCTCGAGGCCGGAGGCCATCGCCGCGCCCTGCGGGTCAATCGGGTCATCGACCACGTGCGAGTCCGCGTGCATCCCGAGCACGGCCCCGCGGACCGTGACGGAATAGCGCCACCCGCCAGAATTGAGCGCGTAGAAATCCACCGCTTTCGACGCACTGGCACCGCGAGGAATCGCGACCTCCGGCCACCGCGCGGCCCACCAGGGCGAATCGATCAACGCGCGCGTGCGCCGCGCATTGTGGAGGATGACCCGCTCATTGAATGAGGCCGTGATCAAGCGGTGCGTCGGGTCCAGCGTCCAAAGCCACGCGGGCCAAAGAACGGACGCGAGGAGCGTTTTCGACGTGCCCGGCGGGACGTTGATCACGAGGTCGCGCATCTCGCGTCGCGCGACGGCCTCGAGATGCTCGCACACCGCGTCCAGGTGCCATCCCCACGAGAGGGGCGCGGACTCCACGAGCGGCCACGCGCGACGCACGAACTCTGCGAAGCCGCCGCGGCGCACGCGCTCCACGTCGACCGCGGCGCGGACTCGCTCTGGCGCGACGGGGGCGCTCATGCGAGGGCCTCCAGGTCTGCCAGCGCGCGGGCGAGGGCCTCCGCGGCCGCGCGGACTCGCCGCACCCGCGCCGAGTCTCCCTCCGCCGCGCGCTCGATGGCGCGGGACACCCGAGTCGTCGCGCGGCGCGCGTCCGCGGCCAGGTCCGCCACCGTCCGCGCCGTCCTCGCGCGGGTCATCCCGGCCGCGGTTAGGCGGACGGTGCCGGTCCCAAAAGCCACGCGCTCCAGATAGCCAGCGGTCACCAGGGCGGAGACGCGAGCGGAGATGACGTGTCGCTCCGGCGCGCGATTGTGCCGCGCGAGGAGCTCCGCGACCTCCTCGAGCGCGTGGGGCCCGGTGCTCCCCTCGCGCCGCGCGAGAAACCACACGCCGAGGAGCACGGCCTCTCGCTCCGACGCCACGCCGAGGAGCTCTGCCTCCTCCTCGCGCGAGGCGCGTCCCGGGATCGATCCGCGCCGACGCGGCCGGAGCTCCGATCGCACCGGCGGGATCGATCGCAGGGGAGCGGCCGCGGGCCGCACGGGCTCCTCCGCCGGAGGAGGAGGAGGAGGGATGCGCACCGGCGGCGGGCGCGGAGGCGGAGGAGGCGGAGGAGGGCCCGGCGGCGCGATCCGGCGCGCCAGTCCGAGGAGTCCGGCTCCGGGGCGAGGGATCGTGACGGTCACTGGCCACCTCCGACCCGCGAAAGGAGCCCCTCGAGGGAGTCAAGCTCCGCCGCGGAGAGGCCGGAGAGGTCCAGTGGGGAGGGCGCAGTCTGGACCACCTCCGCGCGCGGAACGCCGACCCGGTCGAGGAGGGTGCGGGCGGCGGCGGAGGACACGGCCGGGTCCGAGTCCTCGAGCTGCGCCACGAGCACGGCCGCGGCCCGCTCCGCTGCGGCGCGGAGGGCCTCTCGAGCAGCGGCGACGGCGTCACGGTGCTCGGCGGCGCGCGCGGCCCGCTCCGCCGCGACGGCTTCCACGGCCTTGTGGTGGACCCATCGCGAGACAGTCTCACGGGCGACTCCGAGACGGCGTGCGATGTCCGAGACGGTGAGGCCTTCGGAGTGCATTCGCGCGGCCTGGAGTCGACCGCCCTCTCCGGCGCGCGGAGTGTGATCGGGCGTGACGGCCTGTGATGTCACACTTCCGGCCGTGCGCGTCGGCTTTCGCCCGTTTCCGCTGTGTTTTCGCGGGTTTGAGGTGTGATCACGCGCGGTCACGGTCCACCTCCTCCGCCGGGGAATCTGGCGGGGCGACCTCCGGCGAGGCGGAGCGGGCGCGAGCCTCCCACTCCAGCGCGGCCTCCGCCCACGCCCACCCCTCCGCTCCGCGGAGCCGGGCGGCGCGCCACTCTGCGGCCAGGTCTGCCTCGAGGCGGACGCGTGTCGCGAGGTGGAGGTGGTCGGACTGAAGTCGGGCGAGAGAGTCGCGCAGGAGGTCCACCTCCGCGCGGAGGGCGGCGAGGTGGACCTCGAGGACGGAGAGGCGATGGGTCACTGGAGGCCTCCGAGTGTGCAGGAGTCAGCCGTCACGTCGCACCGTCCTCGAGGGGCCCGGCCGGGCGGGAGAGGGAGAGGGAGGAGGAGGCTCGAGGAGCGCCGCGAGGAGCCGGGCGCGAGCGTCGGGGGAGAGCGCGCGGGCGAAGGCCTCGAGGTGTTGCGCGGGCGAGGCGGGAGCGGGGCCCGGGCGCGCGGGCGGGAGGAGCTCTCCCGCGTCCAGCTTGCGGCGGCACGTCCAACACGCGCCGCGACGCGCGGCGGGAGAGAGGCCGCAGAAGGCACAGGGGGTCGGGGTCATCGGGTCTGTCCTCCGATTCGAATCCGCACGGCGAAGGGGCCGCGAGATTGGGTCACGGTCCACCGCACGAGGTCAACGGCTCCGTCGTCGACCTCGAGCCATGCCGCGACCGCGTCGCGTACGCCCTTCGCGCTGGCGGTGGCGTTGTCATCGTCCAGCGTGCGCGGGCCGACGCGGGTGATTGTGACGTGCCACGGCGGGCGCGGCGGCACGGGGCACCCTTCGAGCGCCGCGAGCGCGCGGGCGACGGCCTCGCGCTCCCGCGAGCGCGTCGCGGCCGCGGCGAGGCGGTGGAATCGGGCGTTGGGGGAGAGGAGGAGGGCGAGGCCCGGGAGGTCGACCGCGATCGCTCCTGCGTCCCATCGGGCGGTCCCGGGCACGGCCGGGCTCCTCGAGGAGCGGGCGCGCGGGCCCGCCGGAGCGCGGAGAGCTGCGGCGGAGCGAGGGTCCGTCTGCCTCGCGGCGAGGGCCTCGCGCTGGCGCGCGGTGAGGCCGGAGATGGCGTCCTTCACGCGGACCATGCGTCCTCCGCAACGTCAATTCCGCCCATCGCTCCGGCGTCCGCAAAGCGCGCGGCCTCCGCGATCCACCCAAGCGGGAGCTCCT